AGGATAGTCGCGCGCAGTACGTGTCTGATGAGGAGTGGCTGTTTCTCATGGATGCTGCGGTGATTCATGATTGTGTGTGGCGTGAGGGTCGCGCGGATTTGGTGGCTTCGCTTCGTGCTCATGTGAAGGCTTTTATGGGCATGTTGGATCGGTATTCGGTTGATGTGGCGTCTGGTGGCCGTGGTGGGGGTTCTGCGGTGGCGATGATTGACCGGTATAGGAAGCGTAAAGGGGCCTAATGTCGAGTGTTGTTGGTTCTCAGGTTCCTCGTCACCGGGTGGCTGCGGCGTATTCGGTGTCTGCTGGCGGTGATGCTGGGGAGTTGGGTCGTGCGTATGGGTTGACGCCTGATCCGTGGCAGCAGCAGGTGTTGGATGATTGGTTGGCTGTCGGTGGTAATGGCAGGCTTGCTTCGGGTGTGTGTGGGGTGTTTGTGCCTCGCCAGAATGGCAAGAATGCTATTTTGGAGATTGTGGAGTTGTTTAAGGCGACTATTCAGGGTCGCCGTATTTTGCATACGGCTCACGAGTTGAAGTCGGCTCGTAAGGCGTTTATGCGGTTGAGGTCGTTTTTTGAGAATGAGCGGCAGTTTCCTGACTTGTATCGTATGGTGAAGTCGATTCGGGCGACGAATGGCCAGGAGGCTATTGTGTTGCATCACCCGGATTGTGCCACGTTTGAGCGTAAGTGTGGTTGTCCGGGTTGGGGGTCGGTTGAGTTTGTGGCCCGTTCTCGGGGTTCTGCTCGCGGGTTTACGGTTGATGATTTGGTGTGTGATGAGGCTCAGGAGTTGTCGGATGAGCAGTTGGAGGCTTTGCTTCCTACGGTAAGTGCTGCCCCGTCTGGCGATCCGCAGCAGATTTTCCTTGGTACCCCGCCTGGGCCTCTAGCGGACGGTAGCGTGGTGTTGCGTCTTCGTGGGCAGGCTTTGTCGGGTGGTAAAAGGTTTGCGTGGACGGAGTTTTCGATTCCTGACGAGTCTGATCCGGATGATGTGTCGCGGCAGTGGCGGAAGTTGGCGGGTGACACTAATCCGGCGTTGGGGCGGCGTTTGAATTTTGGGACTGTGTCGGATGAGCATGAGTCGATGTCTGCTGCCGGTTTTGCTCGGGAGCGGCTTGGCTGGTGGGATCGTGGCCAGTCTGCTGCGTCTGTGGTTCCGGCTGATAAGTGGGCTCAGTCTGCGGTGGATGAGGCGAGTCTGGTTGGTGGGAAAGTGTTTGGTGTCTCGTTTTCTCGTTCTGGGGATCGGGTTGCTTTGGCGGGTGCTGGCCGGACTGATGCTGGGGTTCATGTTGAGGTTATTGATGGGCTGTCGGGGACGATTGTTGATGGTGTGGGCCGGTTGGCTGACTGGTTGGCGGTTCGTTGGGGTGATACTGACCGGATCATGGTTGCCGGGTCTGGTGCGGTGTTGTTGCAGAAGGCGTTGACGGATCGTGGTGTTCCGGGCCGTGGCGTGGTGGTTGCTGATACTGGTACCTATGTGGAGGCTTGTCAGGCGTTTTTGGAGGGTGTCAGGTCGGGTGTGATTAGTCATCCTCGTGCTGATTCTCGCCGTGACATGTTGGATATTGCTGTGAGGTCGGCTGTGCAGAAAAAGAAAGGCTCTGCGTGGGGTTGGGGTTCCTCGTTTAAGGATGGTTCTGAGGTTCCTTTGGAGGCTGTGTCGCTGGCGTATCTTGGTGCGAAAATAGTTAAAATGAAGCGGCGTGAACGGTCTGGTAGGAAGCGGGTGTCTGTGGTATGAACTCGGATGAGTTGGCTTTGATTGAGGGCATGTACGATCGTATTCAAAGGTTGTCTTCGTGGCATTGTCGTATTGAGGGCTACTATGAGGGTTCTAGCCGGGTGCGTGATTTGGGGGTGGCTATTCCGCCGGAGTTGCAGCGTGTGCAGACTGTGGTGTCGTGGCCTGGTATAGCTGTGGATGCTTTGGAGGAGCGTCTGGATTGGCTTGGCTGGACTAATGGTGACGGCTACGGCTTGGATGGTGTGTATGCTGCGAATCGGCTTGCTACGGCGTCGTGTGATGTGCATTTGGATGCGCTGATTTTTGGGTTGTCGTTTGTGGCTGTTATTCCCCAGGATGATGGTACGGTGTTGGTTCGTCCGCAGTCGCCAAAGAATTGCACAGGCAAGTTTTCGGCTGACGGGTCTCGTTTGGATGCGGGTTTGGTGGTTCAGCAGACGTGTGATCCTGAGGTTGTTGAGGCGGAGTTGTTGCTTCCTGATGTGATTGTTCAGGTTGAGCGGCGGGGGTCTCGTGAGTGGGTTGAGACGGGCCGTATCGTGAATAGTCTTGGTGCGGTTCCGTTGGTGCCTGTTGTGAATCGTCGCCGTACTTCTAGGATTGATGGGCGTTCGGAGATTACGAGGTCTATTAGGGCTTACACGGATGAGGCTGTTCGCACACTGTTGGGGCAGTCTGTGAATCGTGATTTTTATGCCTACCCGCAAAGGTGGGTTACGGGTGTGTCGGCTGACGAGTTTTCGCAGCCTGGCTGGGTCCTGTCGATGGCTTCTGTGTGGGCTGTGGATAAGGATGATGATGGTGACACTCCGAATGTGGGGTCGTTTCCTGTCAATTCTCCTACACCGTATTCGGATCAGATGAGACTGTTGGCGCAGTTGACTGCGGGTGAGGCGGCTGTTCCGGAGCGCTATTTCGGGTTTATCACGTCTAACCCACCTAGTGGGGAGGCTTTGGCTGCCGAGGAATCTCGGCTTGTGAAGCGTGCTGAGCGGCGTCAAACGTCGTTTGGTCAGGGCTGGCTGTCGGTTGGTTTTTTGGCTGCCAAGGCGTTGGATTCTCGTGTTGATGAGGCCGATTTTTTTGGTGATGTTGGTTTGCGTTGGCGTGATGCTTCGACGCCTACCCGGGCGGCTACAGCGGATGCTGTGACGAAGCTTGTTGGTGCCGGTATTTTGCCTGCTGATTCTCGTACAGTGTTGGAGATGTTGGGGCTTGATGATGTGCAGGTTGAGGCTGTGATGCGTCATCGTGCTGAGTCGTCTGACCCGTTGGCTGCGCTTGCTGGGGCTATTTCCCGTCAAACTAACGAGGTATGATAGGCGATGGCTTCGGGTGCTATGTCGAGGCTTGCTGCGACTGAGTATCAGCGTGAGGCGGTCAGGTTTGCTGGGAAGTATGCGGGCTATTATTCTGAGCTTGGTCGTTTGTGGCATTCCGGGAAGATGACAGATGCGCAGTATGTTCGTTTGTGTGTGGAGTTGGAGCGTGCCGGCCATGACGGTTCAGCATCGATGGCTGCTAAGTTCGTGCAAGATTTTCGCCGGTTGAACGGTGTCGATCCTGGTTTGATCGTGTATGACGAGTTTGATGCTGCTGCGGCTTTGGCTAGGTCGTTTTCGACTATGAAGATTATGAATAGTGACCCGGATAGGGCGAATGACACGATTGATGCGATGGCTGCGGGTTTTGATCGGGCTGTTATGAATGCTGGCCGTGACACGGTTGAGTGGTCGGCGGGTGCGCAGGGTAGGTCGTGGCGCAGGGTGACGGATGGTGATCCGTGCGCGTTTTGTGCCATGTTGGCTACGAGGTCGGATTATACGACCAAAGAAAGGGCACTCACTACTGGACATACGCGGCGTCATAAGCGTGGTGGTAAGCGTCCGCTTGGTTCGAAATACCATGATCATTGTGGTTGTACGGTGGTTGAGGTTGTTGGCCCTTGGGAACCAAATAGGGCTGATGCCGAGTATCAGAGGACGTATGAGAAGGCCCGTGAGTGGGTTGATGATCACGGGTTGCAGCAGTCGCCTGGCAATATTTTGAAGGCTATGCGTACTGTTGGCGACATGAGATAATTTGATGTGGTTTCCGGTTGTGCGCCGCCGGTTATCGGTGCACGTGGTTGTCTCCCGCACGGGGGTCAACAATGTTGTGTTGTTTTCCGCAAGGAGTGTAGGGTTAGGCTATGGCCGATCAGAGTGTTGAGGAACAGAATGTTGACAATGATGTTGTGGAGTCCGGAAAGGATAACGGCATTGTTGATACAGTAAAAGACGATGGCGGGCAGGAGGTAGCCGACAATCAGTTGAAGAATGAAGGCGAGGGTAAATCGTCGGGGACTGATTGGAAGGCGGAGGCCCGTAAGTGGGAGTCTCGTGCTAAAAGTAATTTCGCCGAGTTGGAGAAGCTTCGCGCCTCGGATGGTGATTCTGGATCTACTATTGATGAGCTTCGCCGCAAGAATGAGGAACTCGAATACAGGATTAACGGGTTTGTTCTTGAGGGTGTGAAGCGCGAGGTTGCTTCAGAGTATGGTTTGTCCAGTGATGCGATCGCTTTCTTGTCGGGTGGCGATAAGGAGTCGCTTGCCGAGTCTGCGAAAGCTTTGAAGGGTTTGATCGACCATAGTGGTGGTGGCGCGGGTGTGCGCCGTCTTGCGGGGAGTGCCCCCGTTGATGATGTTAAACGACGTGAGGGTGTCGCGTTTGTGGATGCTCTTGTCAATAATTCTAGGAGATGATTTGTGATGGCTGACGATTTTCTTTCTGCAGGGAAGCTTGAGCTTCCTGGTTCTATGATTGGTGCGGTTCGTGACCGTGCTATCGATTCTGGTGTTTTGGCGAAACTGTCGCCGGAGCAGCCGACTATTTTTGGCCCGGTGAAGGGTGCCGTGTTTAGTGGTGTTCCTCGCGCTAAGATTGTTGGTGAGGGCGAGGTTAAGCCTTCCGCGTCTGTTGATGTTTCGGCGTTTACTGCGCAGCCTATCAAGGTTGTGACTCAGCAGCGTGTCTCGGACGAGTTTATGTGGGCGGATGCTGATTACCGTCTGGGTGTTTTGCAGGATCTGATTTCGCCTGCCCTGGGTGCTTCTATTGGTCGCGCTGTTGATCTGATTGCTTTCCATGGTGTTGATCCGGCTACAGGTAAGCCTGCTGCGGCTGTCAAGTCTTCGCTGGATAAGACGAAGCATATTGTTGATGCAACCGATAGCGCTACGGCTGATCTGATTAAGGCGGTTGGGCTGATTGCTGGTGCTGGTTTGCAGGTTCCTAACGGGGTTGCTTTGGATCCGGCGTTCTCGTTTGCTTTGTCGACTGAGGTGTATCCGAAGGGGTCTCCGCTTGCCGGCCAGCCGATGTATCCTGCCGCCGGGTTTGCCGGTTTGGATAATTGGCGTGGCTTGAATGTTGGTGCTTCTTCGACTGTTTCGGGTGCCCCGGAGATGTCGCCTGCCTCTGGTGTTAAGGCTATTGTTGGTGATTTCTCGCGTGTTCATTGGGGTTTCCAGCGTAACTTCCCGATCGAACTGATCGAGTATGGTGACCCGGATCAGACTGGGCGTGACCTGAAGGGCCATAATGAGGTTATGGTTCGTGCCGAGGCTGTGCTGTATGTGGCTATCGAGTCGCTTGATTCGTTTGCTGTTGTGAAGGAGAAGGCTGCCCCGAAGCCTAATCCGCCGGTCGAGAACTGATTCATTTGTTGCGATAATGTTCATGCTGTGTGCAGGGGGTGGTGTTGATGGGTATCATTTTGAAGCCTGAGGATATTGAGCCTTTCGCCGATATTCCTAGAGAGAAGCTTGAGGCGATGATTGCCGATGTGGAGGCTGTGGCTGTCAGTGTCGCCCCCTGTATCGCTAAACCGGATTTCAAATACAAGGATGCCGCTAAGGCTATTCTGCGCAGGGCTTTGTTGCGCTGGAATGATACTGGCGTGTCTGGTCAGGTGCAGTATGAGTCTGCGGGTCCTTTCGCTCAGACTACACGGTCTAATACTCCCACGAATTTGTTGTGGCCTTCTGAGATTGCTGCGTTGAAGAAGCTGTGTGAGGGTGATGGTGGGGCTGGTAAAGCGTTCACTATCACCCCAACTATTAATGGTCGATATGTGCATTCTGATGTGTGTTCGACTGTGTGGGGTGAGGGTTGCTCGTGCGGGTCGAATATTAACGGCTACGCTGGCCCTTTGTGGGAGATATGATATGACCAGTTTTCCTTATGGTGAAACGGTTGTGATGCTTCAGCCGACTGTTCGTGTCGATGATCTTGGTGACAAGGTTGAGGATTGGGGGCATCCTGTCGAAACCGTGTACCATAACGTGGCCATCTATTCTTCGTTGTCGCAGGAGGATGAGGCGGCAGGCCGTGACTCGGATTATGAGCATTGGTCGATGCTTTTCAAGTCCCCTGTTGTGGGCGCTGATTATCGTTGCCGGTGGCGTATTCGGGGTGTTGTGTGGGAGGCTGACGGGTCTCCTATGGTGTGGCATCATCCGATGTCTGGCTGGGATGCTGGTACGCAGGTTAATGTGAAGCGTAAGAAGGGCTGATGGGTAGTGGCTCAGGATGTGAATGTGAAGCTGAATTTGCCGGGTATTCGTGAGGTGTTGAAGTCTTCTGGGGTGCAGTCTATGTTGGCTGAGCGTGGCGAGAGGGTTAGGCGTGCGGCCTCGGCGAATGTGGGCGGTAATGCTTTTGATAGGGCCCAATACCGTAATGGTTTGTCGTCGGAGGTGCAGGTTCACCGTGTGGAGGCTGTCGCCAGGATTGGCAC